AGCACAGGAGAAGCATTGCCGGAAAGGGTTGTGGGTAATTAGTTCTTACCAATTTCATTACTATTCTCGTCGATGAGAGGATCGTAGGCAGGTTCTTCGGGGAAGGTCTCGGTGTCAATTTCGTCTTCGACAGGGAAGGGTGTGATGTCGTGTTCACCAGAGGGGCCAGAGAGACACTTTTTATTGGTGATGTCGATGACGTCGCAGTCCTCGGTGTAGCAAGGATCAGGGAGAATGTCGGAGTGGTAGTATTTTTCGGTCTGGGTGTTGAAGATAAGGAACATATAGGTGATGATGGGTGTGGGTTAAGTGCCCGTCGTTACAGTGACGGAGCCGAGGCTGGGTTTTTTCTTTGGACAGAGACCATTCTGATCTGACTTGCCTTTGCGAGGCTCCTAACCGGCGTCAGTCTTAACCAGCTTCCGCTTACCGGGAGCCACCACATTGTCAGCAGGTTGCTCAGTCTCTGGAGGATTAAGATTAGTTTAGAAAGCTAATCCTACCCTCAAATCAACACACTGGTCAGGTCGCTCACGCTGTTCCTTGGCTTCCTCGGATTGTTGTGCTGTGAACACTTGATCTGTAAAGCTGTGTGAATCAGTGTCGCATTTCATTTCTGCCTTGGACTTTCGTGCCCTCACTGCAATGTGTTGATTTGAAAGTGCTGGATTCAGTCAGTGATACCAGCTAGCGGAAGCGTTTTCTAGTGATGCTTAGCACAGTGAGTTAGACCAAACCGCCACCGACAGCAAGCTGGCGATTGAGGTTGATTTCGATCGCGCGAGCAACGCCGAGCTGAGTCCAGCCGCCGAGAGCTTCGAAGTTGTGGCCTGGGTTGAGCGAGGACCAATTGGCAACGAAGGATTCTTCGGTGACGACTTCGCCGTTGGTACCAGCGAGACCCTGTTCCGCCATGCCGATGATGGAAGCGGCAGCGTCCATGAACTTCTTGGCAGGGGTTTTTTCCTCTTCAGCCTTGGAGACTTCGAAGACGATGGTGGCACCGATTTCCTGTCCGATGCGCTGATAGTCTTCGGGGGAGATCAGCTTTTCGTCCTGGAGGTAGTCCATGTAGGACTGTTCGGATTCGACTTCGGTGACGAGTTCTCCGTTGCGAGCCTTGCGCTGGATGGGGTTCTTGGCAGCGTCGAGCTTGGGGCGACGAGCGATCTTGGTGTGCTCGATCAGGGCTTCAACGAAGTTCTTGCGGAACTTGTTGTTGATCTTCTGATAGCAGGAGTGACGGATGATCGCGTTGATTAGGTCTGCTTCGGAAGCGATCTGGAGAAAGCCTTCGAGGGTCGAAGGGACAGTCAGCGGAAACGCGATGCCGAGAGACTTATTGATGACGGTGGTTGTTGCGTAGGATGCCATTTTGTTTGGTTTTGTTGCTTGTTTGTTTTGTTAATCCCCGAAGGTTTTCGGGAAGGAGGAAAGGTAGCATAACGGGGCAAAAGCGCAAAGGGTTTTTTGGGATGTTTTGCGGTTTTGCTACCTTAAAATGGGTAAAAGGGTTTAACCGATTTTGAAAGGGAAGGGTGTGCTGGAAGGGGCTAGCGGAGTGAGGGAGTTGCGGATGGTGTAGAGGAGACGGAGGATGGAGTCGTTGGCTTTGTGGAGGCCCGCCATAGCGGCGTCGAAGGGGGTGAAGTAGATGTGTTCGAGGGAGGCTTGGAAGGGTGAGGAGAGTTCTTTTACGGTGACGAGGTAGGAGTAGCGAGAAGCGAGTTGAAAGGGTTCGACGGTGAGGATGGTGAGAACAGAGAGGGATTCTGTAAGGAGGTAGAGTGGGGAGCCGGTGTGGGTGAGGATGAGATGTTCGCGCTCGCAGTCGGCACAGCGAAAATGTTCGTTGAGGATGGAGGATTGATTGCAGATGGAGCAGGGGGAGCGGGTGGGTTCGGCGGGGTGCATAGGTTTATTCGGTGATGTGGATTGAGGTTAGGGTGTATTGAGCGCGGGTGCGAGCGACGTAGATGAGGTTGTTTTCTTGTTGGATGGCGGTGGGGGTTTTGGCGAGGGGAGAGGGCATCCAGAGGTTTTCACCGAGGATGTAGACTGTTGGCCATTCGAGACCTTTGGATTTGTGGATAGAGGAGAGGGTTAACTTGGGGGTAGGGTTGTCGGTGGAATCGGAGAAGATGTCTTTGATGTAGGAGAAGAGTTGCTTGAGGGAGGTGGTTTGGAGGCAGCCTTCGATAAGGCAGTTGCACTTGTCACGGAGGGTTTCGAGGGCGTAGGGGGAGAGCTTGGAGGATTGTTCGGAGATGTGGCGGGAGAGGAGGGTGGCGAGTTCGGATGGTGAGTTGGAGGGGAACTTTTTGGCGAAGAAGATGAGGGAGTTGCCGATGTCGCGCCCTTCCATGCGGCATGGGATTTTTTTGGAGGAGAGTTTGAAGGCGAGTCGCATGAGAGGGGCATTCTTGCGACAGAGGATGGCGTGAGATTGGAGATCGCAGGGAGGGCCAGTGAATAATAGTTCTTCGAATTTATCGTAGGTCAAGGAGTTGACAGTTCCTTCGCCGGCGTCGGAGCGCGGGCGGATGTGTGGGACGAGGTGATTGACGTGACGAATGATGGCCTTGTCGCAACGGAAGCAGGTTGTGAGGGAGAGCTCGGAAGCGGAGAAGCGGGTTTTGATCTTGTCGAGAGAGGCGGAGTCAGCGCCGGTGAAGGCGTAGATGGATTGATGGCGGTCACCGACTGCGATGAGGCGGCCAGTGGAGGGTTTAAGAATTCGTGAGATGGCTTCAAGGCGAGAGGCGTTGATGTCCTGGGCTTCGTCAACGAGGACGAAGTCGTATTGACGAAATGGGTAGGAGTGGTAGAGAGGGAGCGCAATCATGTCGGAGAAGTCGACAGAGGATACGTCGGAGATAGTGGTGTGAAGTAGGTCTTGTGCGAAGGAGAAGACTTTTGACATGGAAATGTCTTTGTCTTTGAAAGAGATTTCATAGTCGTTGATAAGGGAGCGCCAGTCGTCGAGAGAGGGGATGGCGGAGTCGGAGAGGGAGAGGCAGAGGCCAGTGTCTTTGGCGAGAGAGACTATTTTGATAATGGAGTTTACGTCGTCGAAGGTAAAGCGGTAGCGCTTGTTGAGAACGGTGGCCGCGTCGGAGGCTTTGTCTCGATTAACTTGGCAAGGTCCGTGCTTGGATTTATAAGCGTCAAATCCGAATTTATGGACAGTGCCGATGGTGGTTTTGAGAACTCCGCGTCGGGTAATGCGGGCCTGCATTTCGGGGACGTTCTTGGAATTGAACATCACGAGCGCGATGGTGGCGGAAGGGAAGTGGTGATTGATGGCTACGCATTGTTCGACGAGGGTAAAGGATTTACCAGAACCCGCGACGGAGTCGATGACAAGATGGCCGGTGGAGGATTTGATGAAGTTGATGCAGGCGAGTTGCTCTGGTGTGCAGTTGGGGGAGAGCGGTGGAGGGGTGGGAGTGGGGAGGGAGAGGTCGATGTTCATAGGATGATCTTTGAAGGTGAGTGCCGCGTGATGGGATTGTAGGTTCCATCACGCGGCGGAGTTGAGGTTATTCTTCGTCAGAGGTTTCGACTACATCGTCGCTAGTTTCGTAGGATGAATCCGTGTCTTCGATGATCTTTCCTGCGGCGGGTGGGCGCATGTAAAGGATGAGTGGACGTCTGACGGTGGGAGCTTGTTGTTGGAGTGTGCGCTCTGGATCGTGGAATTGATAGAAGCGCACTTCACCTTCGTTGAAATCGACTTCGATTTTTTCGTAGAGAATGCCGTTGTGGAGGATGTTAGAGTATTCTGCAACACCCCAATCGAAAGAATCGGGTTCGGTGTTGAGAGTAGTGGGGAGAATGGAGGAGATGAATTTCATGGCAGTGGGAAGTCAAGGGTGGAAAGAAGGCGGTTAGCACGGTTGATTGTTTTTTGTGAGACAGAGTTGGCAGAGTCGAGAAACTCATGCCACATGAGGTGAGCGGCTTCGCGGGATTCGCAGGTTTGAATGCGATCGAGGATGCCGGGACGGCGGTGAATTGCAACTTCATCAAGAACCTTCTGGCGGCGCTTGAGAAACCAGGCTTTATAGCGCTCGTATTGCGCTTGAAGTTCTTGTTGGAATTTGTCTTGATGGCTCTGCATTTTCTGCAAAAGCTCTTCTTTTGTCGTGTCTGTATTCATTGTCGTCGATGTTATTTGTTGTTATCTCAAATGGAGCTATCTCATCAGGAGTGGTTGCTCAAGCCACTCGACCGCCTGGGTGGCGGTTTCGATTCAATTTGTGTTACAAGCATCCTTCTTTTAGGATGGCTTCTCCGACTTTGAAGCCGAAGCCGTGGCCGTAGTAGCCATTGTGACAGTTGAATAGGTGGATGAATTTCTCCGCACCGTTTTTCACAATGCGGAAGATTACCATGCCGCCCGCGTCGAACTCCGATTCACCGTTCACGAGGTGAAAGTAGGTCGTATCAAAATTCCATCCGGGCATTTCTTCCGGCGTGTCATCAAGAGTGTCTTTGCGGTTGATACACTTCTCGGTCGGCGCGTCCGCGATGAACCAATCAGCATGTTCGCAGCACGATTGGACGGTGTCATATCCGAGCACTACGTTGTTATCATCTACGAAGTTAACCTTCGAGGACCAAGTTTCAGTTTTATTGAATATACGCATAAGGGTTAGTAGGAGGGTTTTGAATTATGGGTAAGAAGGTTTTACACTCCACAGGAGTTCTTTTCGAGAGTGGAGAGGCGGAGGTGGATGCGGTGGAGTTCTTCGCGAAGGAGGTGGATTTCGGACTTGGGGTTGTCGGCGTAGCGCCAGCCGATGATAATTGCCGGCGCTGATGAGGGTGGTGAGTCCCATGGGAATAATTTTGCTGGCCGCGAAGGAAGTAATGATTGTTTCTCATCAGCCCACAAAACATGGACCATGCTCATTCCATCGCACGGCATCGGATCACCGTTGCGGTGCCAAGTCCATTCATGGCGGAGAAGGGTGAATTTAAGAGGGCGACGGGTGCGGTAAAATTGAGTACTTGGATTAAGTGGTTCACTGCCTGCGATGCTGATTACCTCTTCAAAGGTTTCTCTTGGAAATGCTGTGAAAGAATCGCCAACTTCCATCACTTCTCCCTTTATTAAGGGCCTCCATCCCTGCGGAAGCATCTCCGCAGTCCAGCCATCTTCGCGGTGCCATTGCATCCCCGGAGGTGGCGGAGGAAGCTGGAATGGAGGCTTAGGGTCTTTGTAGCCAATGGCGGAGAGGATGTTACGGGCGACGGCAAGGCGAAGCAATTCCTGCGACCGTTGCTCGCCGAAGTTGTAGCTTACAATGGACAGATTATTAAACGCCGTGTCAGCGATTTCTTGGAGGTTGGATGGGAAGGTGGGGTTCATGTTACTGATAGGTTGAGAGGCAGAGGCCAAATTTAACGAGAAGCATGGCTGCCATTACCGCTACTCCAAACAGGCCAGTTGAGGCTTCTTCGTGGTCTAAAGTTTTATTGGTTAGTATTATTGAGCATAATACAAAACCAAGGCCAACGGCGGCAACAATGGATAAGGTTGCGTTGATAGGATTCATTCGTCAATCTTTCTAAGTTGGGTCATCAAGTTGTGGCAAGCGTCTTCCTTTCCGTCTTGATCTTGGGATGGGTTGCTTGAAAAAGGGCTCATATTACTTCATCAACGCCTCCACAAAGGTTTTCATCAGCACCTTCCCTTGGGACTTCCTCACAAAATCGGGAATTCCCTCCAACGCGCCGAGCTTGGCTTTTTCAAGCGAGGCTTTCAACCCGCCGGAAAGGAGAATGAGTTTGATAATATGTCGCTCTGCTGGGATAAAAAACAACCCACGAATCTGGTGTTGGATCTTCTCAACCTCTGCTGCCTGTCTCGCGGTGAGTTTATCCCAGTCCCAGGTTTCGACTGCTTCGCGCTTGCCGAGATTCGAGATCGCGCGCATTGCACTTTTAATGGGGACATTCTTATCCCGCGGTGCGAGCTGAGGAATTTCCGGTGGAATCTGAGAGGAGACTCTTGAATATTCCGCCCATTTCGCTTGAAGCGCTGTCACCGCGATTTTATGCGCAGTGGAATCGGGTTCAAGCGTTGAAATATGTGCTCGAATCTCTGAAATCTCCGCCTTGATGCGGGTAAGTGTGGCTTTGGATACTTCGTTCATAAACTTAGTCTTTCATTATTTTGTTAACTATCTTCACAAAACTCACCACAATAAGTGCAAGTCCTACGATAAAAGCGATAACGTGCATTTGGTTGTGGGGAAAGGGTTTTTACCGAGGGCTCAAGGAGAAGATGTTCCAAAGGACGAACCAGCCGAGGGAGACGGAGGTGGCGAAGCAGAGGAGTTTAGCTCCGAGATAGAGGGTGCGTTTGAAGCAGGAGAGGAGGAGAGTGCGTTCGGATTTAGACATAAAGGACTGGTTTATACGGAGAGCCAGTGTCCGGGTTTTGGGTGGGTTAGCTTAGGCGGGAGACGCGACGCTGAGCGGTGGCGAGGAGTTTGATTGTGGTGGAGAGCAGGGAGCGGAGATGCTGCTCGTCTTTGAGATGCTCGGCGAGTTCTTTGGAATCATGGGGCACGGGAAGCGAGAGGTGATGGGCAAGGAGGTTCTCGAGTTTCTCGATTTTAGAGGGGAGAACGATGAGGTTCTCCTTGGCTTCGCGGAGACGCTTGGCTCTACGGCGGGCTTTGTGGGCGATCTCGGTGGGAGTGAGAGCGCCTGGGATGGGGGAGCCACGAGGCCCGATGGGGGACTCGGAGATTCTTTCGCGGTTGTTAAGGCGGCGGAGGAAGCGGTTTTGTGCGTGGGTGCGAGTGGATGGGTCGATGGTCATATTGCTATGTTTGGTGTTTGCTTTTGGGGAGCGTTTGCCGCTCAAATTAGTCGGAAAGTTTCGATTGCTGTGCCGTCGGTGAGGCGGATTGTGAAGATGCCTTTGTCGAAACAGTCAAGGTTCATGGGAGTTGCTGCGGGATGGTGGAGGATTCAAAAGGGACGTGGGAGTAGATTTTACCACGACATATATTGAGGATGGTTGCGGGGGTTGTGAAGAAGCGATCCGCTATGGTTTGAAGGGTGGAGCCCGCAATCCTATCGCGGCGGATGCGGAGGATTTGATCTGGGGTGAATTTAAGGGCTCGCTGCTTGGTGGGGAGTGGCGTTTTGCGGACGGGATTAGGTGAAAGATAAAGGTGCTCTTTTGTGAGGCAAAGGGGATTTTTGCAGGTCTGGAGAATTTGGTGATCCGGTGGAATAGGGCCGTAGTGATATTCATAGGCGACACGATGAGCGCGGCGGGTTTTGTTTTCAATGGAAAGAATGCCTGCGTTTTCGTCGCGTGCTCCAGTCCATAGGCGACAGCCGGAAGGGGTAGGCGGCGAGTGGCGGGAGAGAAAGCGCTCTTCTTGGCCTAGTTTGGTGAATGGGTAGGGGAGGGTTACGAGGCGGGGGGATGGGAGTGGGGTGGGCATGGGAAGGGATTTTAGGGGGGATGAGGGGGATGGCAAGGAAAATTTTCTGTATCTGAAAATGAGGCGGGGGGGGGGGTATGTTTTATAGAAAAAATTAGAAACAACTTGACCCCCCTCAGGGGGGCCCATTCCGATACTCGACATCATTTACGAATATAATCCCAAGAGGGGGAAAGAGCAAAATTTCAAGTTTGCCATCATGACCTGTATAAACACGCTTGCGCGCAGGATGCTTTTACACACCCTGCTCGCCTTGCGTATTTATTCCCCTGCGAGCTTGGCTTTATAAGCGTTCAGGTCATCTTCGGAGATGTCAGGGAATCCCGCTTTCACCACGTCCCATTTCACCCCGGTAGACAGGATAGTAAGAATCGTGTCCATCTTGATTTCCTTCGCGCTCTTACGGTTTCCACCGTTACGAGGTGCTTTGAACTCCAGAATCTCTAGCCACGCATCCATATTATCCCCTCCAAACTCCCCGCCCTTTGCAGGGAAGGGGTCACGGCCCGCCTTTTCCATCCTATCCGCCGTCACGCCGTAGGAGTGAAGGAACTGGCTCACCGCTCCGCCGCTCTTGGCATTCTCTGCTTTGGAGTTCTCAACCTCCTTGTCGAAAACCTCCCCTACTAGCGCCATAAACGCCGCCTTCGGCAGTGAATAGCTATACTGCTTCCCACTGCCTTCTTTCCCCCGCTCGCCACCGCTTGTGACGCGGATGGCAAGCATGGTATCCAGTCCCTTACCTTGACCTTGAGTTTCGTTATTTGTGCTCATATCTCTATGCTTCTATTTGTTCTTAGGTTTCTTGCGAGTCGGCAATGCGCGCCTCCTGTCACCCTATACCGAAAAGCCGAGCACTTTGCCCAGCCGGGGTGTGTGGCGCTATTTATATCCCTCCCCCGCGGGTGAGAGAAACCAAGTCCTTCCTCAAATCTCAAAATCCCTCCCTTTGGAATTTAGCCACTACAACGAATTTCCCAAATTTCCTTTGAAATTCCGCCGCGCCGCCGCGATCATTACCGCCATGAGAGCGAATCCCACTCCATCCTCCGGGCCAGTAACCATCAAACACGTCCGCAACAACGTCCCTCCCACCGTGCCAGCGGCCAGTGTCAACACACTAAAAGCGCCTTCCAAGCCCTAATACAGGTAAACCTACATTCTCCCTCCCATGTCTTTCACAATCCTCCCCCTAACCACCCCTCAGGGGCAAAATGGGTCAAAGGGTTTAACCCATTCTGACAGAGGGAAGGTCGTGGACTTGGGTTTGGGAGACTTGGTTGGTGGGTATGTTCCTATGGTAAGAGAGGACGCGCCGAAGGTGTTGGATAGTAAGTTGGATGTGAAGAGAATTGCCGCGTTATGGGCGAGGGGAGTGCCACCGAATGAGATATCGGAAGTCCTTGGGATGAGCGATGTGTTGTTGAGTGAGCTCATGCGATCTGAAGAGTTCTCCTTGGCGGTGAACGCCTTGTTGGCGACACGGGAGATTTTGAGTATTGAGAAGGCTCTGGAGAGTTCCGCCGTAGAGGCGTTGCTTACTCTCAGAGACCTGGCTACGAATGGGGAGAACGAGGCGGTAAAAGCCAAGTGCGCGATGTATTTGGTGGATCAGTTCCGTGGGAAGGCTCCGCAGCATATCAAGCTTAGCCAAGGAAAAGTTGTCGAAGACCCCGTGGCTGAGGCAGAAAGGCTTAGAAAGAAAATTGGATACAAACAACTATGACTATTACAATCCCAGACAGCACTGTCACCACACTCATCGAGCGCAACACCGATCGACTTCCTAAGAAGTTTTTGTGGATGCAGAATTTCGACCTCTCTAACGGGGTGTGTATAAAAGCAATTCCAGGCAGCAACGTCGAGGAAGAGGATATCGAAGTCGGTGCGGAGTTTTTTATTCCACCTGCTCAAAGCGAATCGCTGCCTGCGACTTTCGCCACAGATGTCGAAGCCCTGGTAAACACCAAATGGATTGCCAAACAGACCTCAGGTTCCTCAGTTAACCTCAACGTCGGACGATACTAGACTCCACTATGATCTTTCTCGCTCCTTCCCAACTAGAGTCCGCTGATCAGATAGTTCTTTCTGGAGGAACCAGGCTGCTTGTTCCCACTAGCGGAGGTTCAGGTCCAACTCAGCCCGATAGTCCTACGGGTCTATTGACAATGAGTAGTGGTTACAAAGCCGTGACGCTGGATTGGGACAACCAAGGAGGAGTGACATTCTCAGTCTTCAGGAACGGCTCGTTGGTCGCAAGCGGTTTAACGGAATCGACTTATATCGACAACCCGCCAGCGGCAGGGACAACTTACAGCTACACATTGACGGCCACTGATAACATGACGAGTTTGGAGTCTGCTCCTTGCTCTCCTGTAGATGGCACGAGCGGGGCAGGAAGCACTCCGAGCAACGACATCGCGCCGAGTATTTCCCAAGGGTTTAATGGGCTACTCTCTCTCGACACGACCGGATCGTGGTCGGGGGACCCGAACAGCTTTACCTTTACCAGGCAGTGGCAGTTTTCCCCCAGCGCAAGCTGGAGCGACATTGCTGGCGAGATTGGTGACACTTACCTCATGCAACAGGGGCCTGGGCATTACCGCTGCGTGGTGACAGCCACAAACGCTGTGGGCAGCACGTCCGTCGCGAGCAACGAAATTTTCTACGACCCATGAGCGACGCCAATCTCTCCCAACCGGATGCAGTAGGAAAGGCCCTAGCGCCAGTGATCGACGGCGTGGGTTCCGCCATCAAAGCTGAAGGCTCCAAAGTTCTATGGGCAATCGTTTGTCTGTTCTGCGCCCTTATGGTTAAGGCGTGGCTAGAATACGAAAAGTATATCGAACTCCGTGCTGACGTAGCGGCGATCATGAAACGAGTAGAGCGAATCGAGAACAAAATAACAACGGACCACGATCGCATTACGTCCTTGGAAGCACGGCGTTCCACGGTAAGCACAAAAATATCTTCCCCTTTCGAGCCATGAATACAATTACCGTCAACGAGGCCGAATGGCCGTTCCTGTCTGACTTCCGCGTATGGGAAAAGGCGGAAGGAACGCAGGTGCATGCTTATGAGCTGGCAGAGGATTTTCTGGTATTCAGCCAGGTGCTGAAAGCACGCATCACGGTCCCAAAGGGATTTCCTTTTGATGGTGAAAGTATCCCTCCCGAAATCGCCTGGCTGGTGAAACCTATGGGTGAGAGCCGCCGTGGAGCCTGTGTGCACGATTACCTTTACCGTTATGCCGGCTACAAGAACAGCATGGGCGTCTTTGTTCCTGTAACGCGAGCACAAGCTGACGCTGTTTACAAAGAGCTGGTAATTGCCAAAGGTCTCCCCGCGTGGCGGGCCATGGTGCGCTGGGCTGTTCTACGACTAGTTGGCGGCGCTGCGTGGAACGACAATAGTGCAACCCATCACACGCAACCAGCATGATCCCAAAGCTCTCAGAACTTATCGTTAAGCACGCACTGACTCAAGTCGGCGTCGAAGAACACCCACGCGGAAGCAATCGTGGTCCTAAGATCGACGAATACCAGCGTTCTACCTGGCTCGAACCTAAAGATTGGGGCGCTTGGTGTGCTGCTTTTGTGTGCTGGTGCGTGCGAGAAGCAATGCGCGAAGGTGAGCTCTTGGGAGCCAGTTACACCTTTCACCGCCCACAAACTGCTGGCGCTTTTGACTTCTCCAATTGGAGCCTCAAACAAGACAAGAGCACGCAAACTAAGCTTAATCCTGGGACTGACATCCAACGTGGGGACATCGTAATCTTCAAGTTCTCCCACATCGGCATTGCCACAAGCTCCGTTGGCGCTAATGGCCGCTTCGATTGCGTTGAGGGCAATACAAACGAAGACGGCGGGAGAGAGGGCTACAAAGTTTGTCATAAAATCAACGAACACGGTCGCCTAACTACTCAAGTCGCCACAAGAATTCGCATCACTGTTTAATCATCCATGAGCACTGCCACTTACGCCTACAAGAATAAAAGCCGTCTGCTACAAACCATCCCCGGTGTGCTAACGCCAGTCGTTCTCGCTGACTTGGAGACAACAAGCAACAGCCCTATCATCACCATCTCCGACACAACAGGTCTCTTCCCTGGCATGGCGATCCACGCGCCTAATATCCCTCGCGGTGCGTTCATCCATGCGGTGCTTTCTTCCACTCAGCTTGAGCTTTGGGCTAGTAACTTCGATCGCAGCACAGGCGTTCTCAGCACTAGCAGCGACAATGCAAAAGCCACCGCTTCCGCCAGCGGTCTAACCGGACACGCATCTGGCATAAACATGGTGCCAGTAACAGACATCTACGCTCTCGGCACCTGGACAAACAGCTTCCTCAACGGCATCGGCTACGGCATTGGCACTTATTCCGATACCAAAATGTGGGGTATCGTCCCCGGTGGCGTCAGTGGCGGGGTCTACACTGACCCAACCCGTATCGCTATGTCCGACGAACTGCGCGACGAACCTAACCTACGTCGTCACAACGCGGAGCCTTGGGGCTTTTGGACTCTGGTAAGCACGGGCGGTTTCATCAGCTCCGTGCCAGCCAACGAGCAGTGCAGTCTCTGCTTGGTTTCTATCCAATCTTAACTCTATGCACGAGCAGGCCAAAAAGTTCCAAATAAGAGCCATTCGAACTCCTAATCCTAAGGAGCGCGTAGTAGCCCTCTACGTTCCTGAGCACTTGTTCGAAAGCTCAACTGAGACTCTTCCAGGAACTACTCTATCAACATTTTTGACCCAGTTCAAGACAAACGGAGTGATCAACGAGCGGGGTTTCGGGGATTACGTTTTCACCGACACTGCAGAGGCTCCGGCTACTTATTTGGGGTTCTACTTCGCGAAACCTCTAGTAATCACACCTGGAGTGCCTTTGGTTCCTTTTAAGTCCTCCCTAATCAGGGAACCTTTTCTCTGGCGTCCGTGGTTGGTTTCTTTGTACGGCTGGGTGAGCACAAAGTATGCTCAGCAGATAATCACAAGCGGCGGGCCTTTATACAAACCACGCTTCTACGACAGACCTGATGTAATCCCTGGTGGGCAGTATGAAAGCGAGATTCTTGTAGAAGAGTTTGTAAGCCCTACTCCGTTCACGTCAGAAGATCTTAACAGTGAAAGTCAGATACCCACTACGGTATTCTATAACTACCTAGGAGTTCAGAACTCTATCGACTGTTTGCATGATGACGTATTTGTGCCTGAAGATGCTGACGATTCTGGCTATGTGCATCCTAGCTTCGGTATGAAAGGCAGCCGCCCACATAAGATAGGCGGCAGACCAGGTCGTATCTTCCCAGCCACTGGCATGACAGGATGGGAGGATCATGTGTTTTCTTGTCGTCCTCAGTTTGTAGACGGTGTATACTATCTAGTTCGCAAAACAGTTCGCGTGCCTGATAACATTCCAGACCCTGTTCCTCAATGAGCCAAGACCCATTACACTCTCTACGCAATAACGCTTTCTACTCTTCTCAGATTACTGGAGGTAGCGGGGTCACGGCTGGTGAGAACTTTGTCCAATTTGCACCTACCATGCACCGTCGTCAGGAGGCTCCTGTTTTGACCCGTGGTGAGAAAGGAGATACTGGCTCGCAAGGAGCGACTGGAAACCAGGGAATCCAGGGCGAGAAAGGAGATCCTGGAGATCCTGGCGAGCAAGGCATCCAAGGGGAACAAGGAATACAAGGCGATAAAGGAGATAAAGGTGACAAGGGAGATAAAGGTGATAAAGGAGATAAAGGTGATAAAGGAGACCCAGGATTGCCTGGGTCTAACGGAATAGACGGTGCTGATGGCGCTCCTGGTATTGATGGCGTTGATGGCGCAACCGGCGCAACCGGCGCAACTGGACCTAAGGGAGATAAAGGTGATAAGGGCGACCAAGGAGACCCCGGTCCAAAAGCTGGTGACTCTATCCGCACCAACCGCTTTGGCACTCGTGCTGTCGGTATCTGTGAGGGCACTCAAGGTCAGTGGTTCGATCTTATTCCAGCTAACGATCCAATCCACCCCTGGTTCGAAGAATGCCTAATTAAACCCATTCGATTCCGTTCTGTTTGCGGAGACTTCGATCTAATCTGCGGCATCCCAAAACACTGCACCTCCTGGCGTATGCCAGAGAAATCCATAGAGCAAAAAACAAACGCTCAGGCTCTCTGGCAAAGTATTTCCCAAGCCACACTATTGCAGCGCATCGAGGAGCTAGAACGTAAACTGGAGCAATTTTGTTCTCGGTAAATATGTTTAACCCATCTATACGAGAAGAGCTCGAAGCATTGAGGCAACTGGAAAAGTTGCAGAATGATTATGCACTTTTTTACTACAAACCCAGCACTAAGCAAAATATTTTTCATCGGAACGGAGATAAGAAGAGGCGCTATTTGAGAACTGGAAATCGCTTTGGGAAGTCTACGTGTGGGAGTGCGGAGGATGCTTCGTTTGCTATGGGCGAACGTCCCTGGATGGAGAAGAACGATCCGGATAGGTTTAAGGGGATTCCTCAGCGCCCGACTAAGGGGTTGATCTTGGTTGCTGACTGGGACAAGGCGAGGGAAGTATTCACCTGTATGGAGGAGGGGCAAAAAGGGAAGTTGATGCAGTGGATTCCTGTGGATAGGCTTCTTCCGCCTAAGAAAAACCAGAGTGGGGAGATTGACTGTGTGCCTGTGAAATCTATTTGGGGTGGAGTTAGTTTGATTTACATCGACACCGTGGCGTCGTTTAAGCATAATCCGTTGAGTCAAGAATCGTCACAGTGGGATTGGATTCATGTGGACGAACCTATTCCTAAGGACATGTGGGTTGCAGCAAGCCGCGGTTTGATCGACACTGGCGGAAGTGCATGGTTTACTTGCACACCTATTGCAGAGCAGTGGATCAATGAGTATTTCTTGCCTCCGAGTAAGATGCGCAAGCGGTTTGATGACGGTGCGGTGCATGATGACTATCCTGAGCGGTGGGTTATGACCGGGTCGACGTATGACAACGAGACACTGTCGAAAGAGAATATTGAGATCTTTGCTAATAGTCTGGACCCTAAAGAACGTCAGTCTCGAATTGAAGGTATACCTAAAGCTTCGGCTGGGTTGATCTATTCAAACTTTGAGATGGATAAGCATGTGTATTCTGATGTTCCTATTGGATGGAAGGATTTTGACGCACCGCCTAAAGATTATACTATCCGTGTAGTGATTGACACCCATGTGCGCACAGAACAAACGGTGCAGTTTTGGGCTACAGCTCCGACGGGTGAAGCGTTTTGCTGGGCTGAGATTTTTGCTGACTGCTTAATAAGCACGTTCTGTGAGGCAATCTTAGAAACTCTTAGTGGGAGAATTCCATATCTTTGTGTCATTGATCCTAGTGCGTTTATTGCAAATCCGGTAGATGGAAGATGTTTGGCTGATATTTTTTGGGAATATGGCATCCCGGTGCAGAGAGCTACTAAGGAGCTTAAGACAGGCATCATGCGAGCCAAGCAAGCGTTGGATCAAAAGAAAACATACCTCATCAACGGGAGGGAAGTTACTCTTGGGACAGTGCGTTTTTGTTCTTCGTGCAGTGAAACAATCCGCGAGTTCTATCTTTACACGTGGCAAAAAGATAAAGAAAAGCCCGTTGACAAAGAGGATCACATGATGGAGTGTTTCTATAGGGCGGTATCGCATGGTTTGCATTGGGTTAGTCCTGAGAGCGAACCGATTAGCGAGGAGCTTGTAAAAGTCTCAGACCGCGCACTTGATCTCACTCCTTTCGCTGATGGAGATTTAACTCACTTTAACTGATGACACCGGAAATAATTGAAATGCTCGAAGAAGAGGAGCATCCAGAAAATATCCAAAACCTTCTTGAAGAGGTTGTGGGTGCGGTGAATCATGCTCGGACTTTCATCTCGAGAAGTTACACACAGTGGGACAAAGCGCTGGAAACTTACAAGAGGAAACGTGTCGTTGACGCAAATGACGCCCGTGCTAAGCAGAAGGGTGAACCGGGGAAAATGGTTGTTCCTCTTACCTACGCCCAGTGCAATACGTTGGTAACCTTCCTGTTCATTTCCCTCACATCTAAGGATAGCGTCTTCGAGCTCGACGCCACCGGGGATGAAGACTATGCCATTCGCGATGTGGCTCAGGCGGTTCTTGATCGTGAAGTTCGTCAAACTGGCTACCATATGCGGCTTGTTGAAGCCTTGTTGGATATGGTTCGCTTCTCAATGGGCATATTGAAGACCAGCTGGGATTACGAGTCCATCTTCGTCTCGACCGCTCCAACCGAACAAGATGTCTCTTTCATCTTTGATCCGACTGACCTGACGGTTCCTGTCGACCAAGAATCCGAGGAGGAAGAGGTCATTCTCCGTGAAGGCTGCCGCATTGACAACATTTCTCCATATCACTTCATCTACGATACTCGTGTCCCGCTTCCGCGCTGGAAAGAAGGACGCTTTGCCGCAGATGAGCAGAGTGTGAACCTCAAAGACCTCAAGCGCCTCGACAAGCAGGGCATGCTTGCTGGCACTAAATACATCAAAGACTTTGATCGTGAAATCTGGACCGCTCGCGGAGGCAAAGACACTACTCGTCTTGAGGGCGTGGAGCCAGCTAATTTCGTAGGCAAGCAGGCGAAAGGTGATAGAATGGTGGCTCGCACGTGCGTGCAATATAAGCTCATTCCTTCAGAACACGGACTCGGAGACTCCGAAGACGAAGAGATTTGGGTCATTACAATCGCCAACGATAGTCGCGTTATCGGTCTGCAGCCTCTGAACTCTCCTGTTAACGAGTTCCAATATGACCTTCTCCTGCTCCTTCCAGACCAACACGCGGAACTTCACGATTCCCTTTGCAAGTTAATCGACCCAATTCAAGAAGTCATCACCTGGCTCATCAACGCCCGCGTGGCCTCCGTTCGCCGTAACATCGACGGTCGCTTGGTTGTTGACCAGCAACACGTGGATATGTCCACGCTGAATACAAGTTCCCCGTTCATTCTCCTAAAGAAGTCCGCTCCTCGCATGGGGACTTCTCGTTTCATCGAGCAGCTTCGCACAACCGATCCTACCGCCTCTCACTTCAATGACTCCGAGGCTCTTATCCGTATCCTCTACATGGTATCCGGAGTCAACGAGAACTCAATGGGAGCCTTTGCCCCAGGTCGCCGCTCGGCTACTGAGAACCGCACTGCCAATGCAGGCGCTTCTGCGCGCATGAAACTCATCGGAGCCTCTTGCTGGTATGGTGGTCTTGCCTCTTTAGGACGAAAGCTTCTCCTTTCTTGCCGTCAGGACATGTCTTACAAGACATTTTCCAAGATTGTTGGCGAATCTAAAGCCCAGCAATTCTACGATCTCTTCCACCCGGCGAATCCTTACGAGCTCTACTCCTCCGAAGACTTCTTTACCTACGACGCTACTGTCGAGTCTGAGCGCAATTACGTCGCTCAATCTCTCCAAGAACTCTTCCTGGGCCTCGTATCCAATCCTGAAGTCGCCGCTTCCATGGGTCTTGACCTCCCTGCGATGCTGAAAGAAATCTATGCCCTTCGTGGTGTGAAAAACCTCTCCCGCTTTGAGCTTAAGGGCCAACAGGCACCAGGACAACCCCTAGCCCCTCCAGCAGCCCAAGTCCCAGCTGCTCCTCCTGCACCTGAACTCCCACTTCCATGAGCGAACCTGTCGACGACTTACCACTAAACAGCAAGGACTTCGCGCGTCGCCTAGACGCTTTAGAGTCGTTGTCGGTAAACCCTATTTACCAAGAGCTGATGGGGTATGTTAAATCTCAACACGAGTCGATTCTTAAGAACGTGTTTGTGACTCCTACGACTATGGAAGGTGTGCTTGCAAGAGAGCGCTGCTTTGGTGTGGGAGAGGAGTATGAAGTTTTACTTTCGTGGCTGGATAATCAGAAGCTAGACGCGAAAGAACAATTCGAGCGGTTAAAGCTCGAAGAAGCAGAAGAAAAACTAAACAAACCAGTATGATAAACAGTTGGTCCATAACCAATAGTCTTGGCCTCCGTCAGGAGGAAGACGAATTTGCTCGCTTCGCCGGAAACGGTGGTGGAGCAGCCGCCCCGCGCGGTAACGAAGACGATGACCCTCAGAATCTTGATGATGATGAGGAGTCGTTTGATGACGATGAGGATGAGGAAGAGGAAGATGATGAGCCTATTCAGCCGGGTGCAAAGCCTCCTGCGCGTAAGGCTCTCGCTCCTACCCTTGACACCGACGCTATGGTGCGTCAGATTGCTGAGGTTACTGCTCGTACGATGCAGGGACAGCAGCCAGGTCAAGCTCAACTCACTGAGGCTGAAATTCAGAAGCGTCTGGGACGACCAGAGGTTACTGAAGAGCTCATTGCTCAGCTCCGTAATCCGGAGATTACTCCAAAACAGGTGGCCGAAGTTTTGCAGCAATTGCAGGACGGCACTTATCGCTACGCGATGACCACCACACAGCACCTTCTTCAGCATCAACTTGCACCGTTGCTTGAAATGCAGCAGCAGTTTGTTGAGCAACAACGCCAACAGCGAGAAGTGGCTTTCAAGAATAACCTGATCCGTAGCTATCCTGCGCTTCGCAAGTATGACGCAGCAGTTGGACAGGCAATGGCGGAGCTTATAGCTGAAGGATTCAGCGCTAAAGGGCTTCAGCCAGAGCAAATTTACAAAACCGTTGCTCAACGGGCCAAGAAGGTGATTCGCAAGATTTTGCCTGACTTCCAGTTGAAGCAACAGCAAGCGCCAGGACAACACCGCCAAGCGGGGTCGTTCCGAGCAACGCGACAGGGTCACGGAAACGGTGGTTCTTCGCAGAGCTCTGGGGCTGCTTCGTTTGCACACATCATATAACAAATAACAAAGCAAGTCAATGTCTCTCTTCAATCTCATCTCATCCGCCGATCTGGAGTCTAGCTACTCCGCTCGCGCTATCCGCCAAATTGCGTGGAAATATCCGTGGGGCAATACGCCTCTTCTCTACCTGCTGTCCTTGATGGACAAGAACGAAACCGACAAACCCAAGTTCGACTGGTATGAAGGTCGTCAGAAGCAAGTCTCTACAACGACTGCGACTTCTGGTGGCCTTGGTTCTGGTGGTAACGGCCCGTTTGCGAACGCCGCCAACGACACGTCGAGTGCCGCTAGTGGGTTCACCTGGACGGAAAACACAGAATACAATGTTTACGTGGCCGATTCCAGTCGCTTCCGCGTGGATGATGTTATCTGGATTCGTCGTGTGCCTAATGGCGCTGCAAGTGCGTATTTGGAAATCAAGGGCATCGTCACTGCGGTTCCTGCTTCTGATCGCCTGAAAGTCCTGTCTGTGCAGACTGTGGCTTCTGTGAGCAACGACACTGATGCCAACAGCATCGACATCGTTCTCATCGGCAAGGCTGCTCCCGAAGGCGATACTGCTCGCTCTGGTGGTTTGGAGCTTCCGCTTGAACCTGAGAACTACACTCAGATCTTCCGCGAAGCTTTCGACAGCACCGGCACGGCTCTCAAAGCCGGTATGGAGTGGGACGAGACTGGCCATTACAAGACAATGGCTCGTCAGAATATGTTCCGTATCTGCGAAGCCATGGAAGGTGCGATGTATTTCGGTGTTCGCAAGGTCGACAGTGTGACCAATCAGCGTGGCAAGACGGTTCCTCGCCGTTTCTCCGGTGGTCTGCTTTGGTTCCTGGAACAGTGGGAAAAAGGCAATACTGGTAACGGTGGCGCCTTTGACTATCGCCCAGGTGGCATTGATCTCACGTCTGTCGACTGGACAACCAACAACGACAAGCGCGTCATCAAGATCAACGGCTCGATGACCATTGAGCAGTTTGAACTCATCATCGAGCGCGCGTTCATGGATCAGCTTCCTGGTGCTTCGGAGAAACTCATGCAGTGCGGTAACGGCTTCATGAGCATCTTCCAGAAGTATTGCAAGGCGATGTCGATTACGACTCGCAACCTGCAGACCAAGGAAGACTCCTACGGCATGAGCATCACACGCTGGACAAGTCCTTGGGGCGAACTGGTTCTCAAGACGCATCCGATGTGGAACCGCACACAGCACAATCAAAGCGCGTTTGTGGTTGATGTGCCTTGCCTTGCCTGGCGCGATCTCACCGACCGTGAGCTTACTCTTCTCGCGAATCGTCAGCTTCCTGATGAAGACTGCCGTCGCGATGAGTGGCTTGCTGAAGGTGGACTTGAGTGCAAGTTCCCAGAAAACCATCTCTACGTGGAGGGCGTGACATCTCTTACGTTCTAATCTTATGGCCGCTTTTGTAAAATCAGCGACCAATTGCATTGTCCGATGGGGAAGCATGTCTTCCCTGTCGGCACCGCATACTAAGGTCAAACAGCTGGAACTTGTCTTATCGTCGCAGGGTGGAGCTACCAACTACATCGCTGCTTCAGAACTCGGATTTCAAAAGATCCTTCGGTCCAGTATTGCTCAGAAAAGTGACAACGCTCTTGCGTGCCCCACTGCTCCGAGCTTTGATGGTTCGAAGCTCTTTTTCTACAACCTGGCGCAAGCCACAGACGCAAATCGCGACGACCCCGCGGATGTGACTGGAACGTTCAAAGTGGTCGTCGAAGGAACCTAAACCCAAACAACAAATATATGGCTATCCCTACCAAAGGCTACGACAGTGATGTTCCACGCGCTGTGGATGTCAAGAACACCAAAATGCTCGATCCCTATGCTCGTGAGCCTAAAGGCACTCAGAGCAGCACCGAAACCGGCAAAGGCTTCAAAGGAAACAAGAAGTCCTACGGCAAAGGTGGCGCTGATCGCTGCTAAGTAAACAACTCGTAGTGGCCCCCCTCATGAAAATAGGTCAATTAAAAACAATGATAGCGGCGTATCTTCACGAAGATGTGTCCGTTTTTGTTAAAGGAACTGGTGACAATCAGGTTGATTTGTTACTGGTTGCTCTAAACAACGCTCGCAAAACCGCAGAGCGCAGTCATGATTTTGCGATCTGTTCGAAGGGGGGCCACTATTCTGTTAGCGATAGTGGAATAAACTGGGTAGAAGATATTACCTGGTGGGACGCAGGTGAGCAGGAAGTCCGAAAAGTGAAGAACTGGTATCTGCGAGGGACTGATGGTATTGCTGGCGGAGAATATGGGAATGACACCATTCTTCGTGCCACAGATAAAGATACATTGTCGCGAGCTCAGGCGGCGTTAGATTATTCTGGTTTGCGGAGCCTGGACCGCTATCCTGGAAGCGCGGTTACAGACCACAGAGACCCGCTTCTAGGCCAGACCTACGTGGTTATAAACGGGCTGAAAGCCGCTCTTCATCCTAAACCGACAAGTGAAAAGATTCTGACCGTCGATGCCTGCTTCTGGTGGCCCGACTGGACCTCAGATTCGGACGATGATTGGTTCACAAAGAATGGCAGTGAATATCTTATGCTTCAAGGGATTATTGAGGCTAATAGGCTGCTTGCAGTTTATGTAGGAAACGTGGAAGGCAATTTGCCACCTCCTACAAAAGATGTCGAACGCGCTTTAGAGCAACTGATTTCAACAGACGAAGATTCAACCGATGCAAGTCAATACTTAGAAGCTCTTTAATTTTATGGACATCAACGACTTTAGTGCACTTTTTGATCAATTTAACTCAGCGCCAGGATTAAGGGATAGGTTGCAAAAACAAGCCGCTCTTAATGCTGGTATGCGAGCAGGTAAATTTTACGTGGATCATGGGTTAAGTGAGCATGCGCATGACGTGGCTGCTATAAGAGCTAAGGAGACAGCTCTACTTCCTTATCAAGTAGGCCCAGGCAAGGGTCAAGTGTGGCCAGGCGATCCAAATTATATATATAATACAGAACTTGATCCTATTATGGCAGACGCTATTCATCGCTACGTATCTAGTCTGATTTACCCTTCGTTCAAACTTCCAATAGCGCCAGACCTACAGTAATCTTATGACTCTCCAAAGACCTCAACCTCAATACGATCCTATGGCGCAAATGATGCAGATTCTGCAACTCGCGCTTCAACAAAACCAGCAAAGTGCTCAACAAGCCAATCAAGATCGAGGGTTTCAACTTGATCAGCAACAGCTTGCTCAGCGCGAACAGCAATTTCAGCAAGCTCAAAAGCAGCAAGAGCAACAGGCTATTATGGCTGCTTTGAGCCGTGCACACAGTCCAGAAGGGTTTAGTGATCCTACTGCGCTTTACAACTACCTTTCTCAGCTTGGAATACAACTTCCTCAACAGGGGCAAACGCAACAAGAAGACTCTCAGACTGCAGCGGCTAAAGCCAAGTGGGCTGAGATTCAAGCTAAACTTTCTCAACAATAACTTTTTATGAGCTCCATTCTTATTGATTCTAACTCTTTGGCTCCAGATAGCCAATACTCTCTCACTTCCCGCGCTGCTCGTCCTGCTGGACCGCGTGGGAAAATGCGTGGTTTGAACAAACGTCGCGGAGGTCAACTCACTGCACAAGACCTAATCTCTTTGTTCCAATCCATGCCTGTGCCAAATCGCGGATACAGGAATCCTAACGCAGACCAGCATGAAAAGATGGGCCAGGGAATGAAATGGTTTGACCAAAACAACAGTCCCGATCAAGTAGCCACGCGGTTGGATAGGCAAAACCAGGAAGACTGGAAGAGAATTAACCGCGGTTATAATGCCGGCACCGCAGCTGTGGACTTTGTCAAACAAACCAAGGGCTATACCGATGACAAGGGTAACTTCGTTCCACCCACCATGCCGGCGACACCTAGTTCTAAATACGGAACTGGGTCAGTAACTTTTACCGACAAGCCCACGCGGGGAACGATGACTGATCCGGTGACTGGAAAGAAGGTATTTATGGATGAGTACTTGCCTGAACAGTCGAAGGTTCAGGATAGTAAATATGGTGCTATGGATGGTCAGGGTGGTGGTGGTGCTTTAGCAAAGCCTAGATCAACGGATCTTACAGCTTTGTTCCCTGGGAGCACACAACCAAGTCAACCAAGGCCGGTTGTTAATAACACTCCGGCAGTCACAACGCAGCCTTCTGCTAATAGCGACTTCTGGGCGTGGGAGCAAGCAAATCGCGCCCCTAACACGGTTGGTGACGTGAATCCTGGAGAGGTTCCAGTGGTTCCTGCGGCTCCTAGGGATCAGGTTTTTATCGACCCTACGACCAACGCGCCTACCGTCGGAACTATAAGTGAAAAAGAGTTAGCCAGACGAGCCAATAGGGGGCTCTTTCCTGGAATCGTCGATCAGATAATGCGCCCTACTTCTCGCGCTAACCAAAGGCTTGGCGGTTTTGCTAATTCGATTTGGGAAACTCTATTCGGTAAAGACGTGAACTACCAGATGCCGATTAGCGCTTATGGTGACTTGGCAGCTCTCTTCCCTGGACAGATACCTAGAGCCGATGCTCAACATTATCTACCTCCTGGTAGTATCTCGCCGCAGCCAGATTCTTTGGTTCCCGGTATCAGCAGTTTACCTTCTATGATGAATCCTAAGGGTCAGTTTTTCCCCTCGTATAACTTTCCTGCTAAGCGAAAAGAATATGTAACTCGTGGTTTTTAATTTATGCCCGACTTCCTCACAATCCAGCGCCAGCATGAAGCGGCGAAGCTTAAAGGTCTTATCGACGAGAACAGCTCATTGGCTGATTTCGCCAAGCTAGGTGCTTTGGCTACGAATGACCCTTCTTACAAGGAGGTTGCAGATTCTCCCGCGTGGAAGAATATGATTCGCAGTTGGAGTGCAAATGCGGATGAAGCGATTCAAAGTGGTCCAGTTGATGACTGGACTGCTAATGCGTTTGGCTGGGCTGGCGATAAGTTTGGCGTAACGCCAGAGGTTAGTCGCTCCGCTGGTCGGGAGCTTCCTAGACAATTTTTAAATTTTCTGCCTATGATGGCTGGTGGGACTATTGGTGGTCTATTAGGCTCTCCAGGAGGCCCTGCAGGCATCGTTGCTGGTGCGGCTAAAGGTGGTTCTATCGGACTAGGCCTTACTTCAGCGCTGTCTGCCTTCGACGCTTATGGTAAATCTGGGAAGCCCTTAGATGCAATCATTGGCGCTGCGTCTCCATACGTAGGTTCTAAGCTAGCTAGTATGGGCACTTCTGCTGTGCTTAAAAGCGCTGCTACTCCTGGGAGTCTTTTAAGTCGTGCAGGATTTATGAAGGGTAAAGACTTTCTAAACCCAGCAACTCATTTAGTTACTGATCCTTTGACTGGAGTTGCTAAGGAGGTGCTAGGAACTTCTGTTGAAGGTGCCACTAATAAAGCTCTAGGATATTTGGGCGGTCAGGTTGCGGCTAATGCAGGTTTTACAGCTTTGAACCTAGCTGAGCAGGGTCCAGACGCTGTTTTGAATAAAGATTACTTATTTGCGAATTTGGCATCTAATCTGGCCTTCGCAGTAGGAGACATTCCTCGTATGCGAGGTGTTCATTTTGTTGCACCTCCCATTGACAAGCCTCTCGTCCCAACTCAAGAGCAGATTAACGCGGAGAAGACTCGTGGTGAAGTCACGCAAGAATCCCTTGCGGCGATTGATAATAGTCTTGCAAGGTTCCAAAAGGAAGCCGAACTTGGCGTGGATATTGGTCGCTTTATCGACAAGCACAATGCAGTGGCTGCGACTATGGAAGGGCATCGTGCTGCGGTTAATCTTGAGGCCGAAAACTTTAAGTCCACATGGAATAAACTCCGCGAAGTCAATAGTGGTCTCCCAGATGTTCTCACAGGCATCGACCCTAAAGAGCTTCTTCAGAATCCCTCGGTAATTGGCTTTGACCCAGCTAAAGCGGAAGTGCTGCGCTATGCGGAGGCGCTGAAGCAGATTAATAAGGTGAAGGGTGGGAATTTGAGCCGTATTGCTAAGAGTGATGCGGATTTGAATAAAGTTATGGGTCTTGTTGAGGAGGATCTAAAATTGCCTGATACGCTTCTTAACACTCCAGTTGAGCAGCGCACGGTGGAACAATATCAGAGAGCCCTTGGCACGAAGTTGTCGGATAATGCGATTAAGCTTATTCGGATGAAACATATGGAGATAGCTCAGGGGGAGAAGTTTGTGCCGGAGTTTCCCAAGCTGTGGGAGGAGTATCAAAAAGCACTGACGACTGGATTTAGCGGTTCGGTTGATGATAGGTATGAGCTTATTACGGCGAGCTTGCTTGCGAATGGAAGGTTTCCAAAAGTGGTTAGGGCGCAGAAGAAGGTCGTGAAGCAAGTTGCGGTAGAGGGTCAGACGCAGAACGAAGCGGCTGAAACCGCAATAAAAGCGGTTCAGAGCGTGGCTAAAAAGGACGAGTTGGCTAAAGCAGTTGAGGCGCGGATGGAGGCTGCAAAGAAGGCGGTAGGTAGTTCTGAAGAGGTGTTCAACAGAAAACGGGCGGAATCTCCAGAATTCAGTGATCAGCGAGGCATAGACATGCCGCGATTCACTGATGCTGTTATTACTCGTGTAGAAAAAGCACTTGCTGTTGGGGCTGAAGTGACTCTTACTACAGATGGGGGTAAAAAAGTAATTCCTATTGTTGCTGTAAAGCAAGGCATGATGCGCGACGCTGAAGGTAATGGATGGGGCACTTTGGCTGCTATAGCAGATTATAAGGGAGAGATTAAAATTAAATCAAAAGTGTCCACTAAAACGCCAAAGCTTGGTAGGCCTACTGGACCTTCTAAGGCTATGGTAGATAAAACTACTGCGGTGGAAGAACGGATTACTCTAGCCGGTAAGGCATTGAAGCCTACGGATGAGGATCGCTTTTTTCTTATCGCCAGCCAGATGATTGATCCCGCACATCGTGCTAAGGGATTGAGCTGGATGCATAAAGTGGCTACTGAGCACGCGCCGCTTCCCCTTGCGCAGAAGCTGCTTAAGTTTCAAGCGGGTTTGAAAACTCTTGATGAGCGTGTTGAAGCCAGTAATCAGCTTAAAACAGTGCCCTTGAAAGAGGAGGTTACTCCAGATGCCGTAGCTGAGATAGAAGCCGCTATGACAAGAGATGAAGAAATTCGCGTTGCAGCTAGTGAAGAGGCGATGCAAGAATTGATTGTCGATGAGGTTTCTAACGAGCTTGATGAAGTTCCTGAGATTAGTCAGTCGCAGCAGGATCAAAAGCTGGCTAGTGATTTCATGGTCGCACTGGCGAAAAAAGCTGGCGTGGAAATTAGTCCCGCTGACGCGGCGAGAAGGTTTGCAAACATGCCACTAAGTGTACGTGAGAAGAATCTTGCCTTGGCAAAGCAATGGAAAGATAAAGGATTTCCACAGTTGGCGACTAGGGATATTGATCCGTTGACGATTCACTTTACTACTGGTCAGCCGCTTCCTATTAAGGAATTTGCCACCGCGTGGGCGAGAGAGGCTGGTGTGCCAGAAGCTGAGATTCCAGCCGTTGTGGAGGACTTCGTCAAGATCACGCAGTATTTTGCTGCGGGAGAGGCGAGGTTTGGGATTATCGAAGGTTTGGATAAGAACGGGGCTCAGTTCGCGCAAGGCTTCCGTCCAGCAGTGAAACTTGGCGATCGTGTTGTTGAAGCTCCTACGCACCTTCAAGCGTGGGAAAAACTCTTCGGAAAGACCTACGATAAGTTTGGCCCAGCTGAAACTGTGCAGATGAAAGACTCTGTGTTGAAGGAAGGGTTTATTACTGAGAATGGATTTAGGAATCGTAAAGAGGCTTTAACTGATTTCCAAGCCAAGGGTGGTAAGATGAATCTTACTCCAGGAGAAAAGAGAGACTGGCTCGATTCGAGTGATATTCGTTTTGCTAGAGCTTCTGCTGGTGCGTTTGACTTTGGAATGAGGGAAGTTCTGAATGGGCAGATTCAGCGCCCTGGTAAGCCTCCGCTTGGGACTAAAGATGGTTGGATGCAGGAGCTTGATTTCCGAAATAATGCAGGTGTGCATAATGGCATTCTGCAAAAAGCTGAGGTGGAGTTTTATAAAGAACTTGTGCCGGAGGCGTTTAAGGACGGTAAGGTGCATTTGCAGAAACTTTGGGATGGACTAAATAAGGTGGGGGAGAGTGTGAAGGTGGGTGTTTATGGGCAAGAAAACAGTGTTCACCCAGATAAGCAAAAACTTGATGCTTTACATCACAGCTGGTGGGAAACACTTACCCAGCCTATTAGAGATAGACTAGCTCGTGGAGAGTTTTCAGGTCTCAATGCGGATACCGTTGCTAAATATAAAGAGTTTGACGCACTACGCGAGCGAGATTATAGAGGTGAGTTTGACGTTAAAAACTCTGGCCCTCGCGCCACTTCCTACTACAACCAAATCTCCGCGAAGCCAAAATTCAAATGGACTGACAACCAAGGTCGTGAGTGGGATTCAAGTCCTTTTCGTATAGACATTGTTGGAACACAAGGAGCAGAAGGACCGTCGGATGCCTTGCACACACCACTTGGTGGTCGCACTTACGGTTGGGCAATGATTCAAATTATTCCTGACCCAAAAACTAATGAGCCTATTTTGTTTGTGGGAGAGCAGCAGAGTAAGTGGGGGCAACAAGCGCACAAAGAAGGTATAAAACAAGGTTTGCCTCCCGCGCGTAATTTTGATGCTTACGCAACGGAAAAGGGTTTGACTGAAGCTCAGATTGAACAAGCCTGGGAAAGTCAAAGAACGGACAAGCCAGAACAAGTATTTGTTGATTGGCAAAAAGAACACGAAGATCGTCAGGCCGATAACTACCGTCGTGTTCAAGGCCACCCCCTCCTAGATCTCCAACACGCCCTCGTTCTCAAAGCCGTCATCCGCGAAGCTCAAAAGCGCGGAGTGAAGAAGGTTGTGGTGAGTGATGGGGAGAGTGCGATGATGACGCAGGAGCATGATAAAGCGGCAGAGCCTTCAGAAATAAAAATTGGGCCGCCGATAAAGCTTGCAGGGGCGGGTAGCCAAGCAATTCAAAAAGCTGGCTATAAACCTACGCACCAGCATTTTTGGTCAACAGATATTTGGAGTAAAGACGGAAAACTTTTTAAAGGCTACTCAACGTTTGATGGAACTTTTGTTCAGGAAGTTCAGTTAGGCTCACCTAAACCTCTCCAAGAAGGCGGTATGCGTCTCCACTACGACACCACCCTGCCTTCAGTGATGAAGAAGCTCACAGGCAGTGAAGGAGAAATGTGGGATGGTGGGGTGCATAAGAACGCTCAGCAATGGAATCGCGCAGAGACTCGTGGAGATAACTTTAATGTTCTGGAGAATGACGGTTCTTTATGGGCAAGCTTTTCCACACGAGCGGAAGCACAAGCTGAAGTAACCAGAATGAATAATGCTGGGAATAACTTTACTTTACAAGATAATAGAGGCCAGTTAGGCTCCCCCGTATTTCGCAACCCTGACGGCACTCCCAAATCCTCCGTCACTGGACGCGTCTATGATATCTCAAACCCATCCGATCGAGTTAATACTCTATTCGCCCAGGGTGGAACTATCTATGGAGCCGCCTTCAAAAATCTAGCTCAAGCATATTTCTCCACTAAAGCGTTTCAAGGCACGGGTAAAACCAAAGCCATGAGCTACGTCCTTGCTCACGAAATGGGCCATATCGCTTTTGGCAAAGCCATGCGTGGGGAGTATGGTCCGGAAACTAAACAACTCTTCGACGAAGCTCACGCGTGGGTAAAGACGAATGACCCACAGGTCTTGAAAGACGTGGAAGAAGTAATTCATGACCTTTACTTGCCGAAAGAGTTTAGGAATCTTAACGGCGTGAAGGACGTGCTGGGTAATTCTGATCCTGAAGAGTGGCTTGCAAACGCTCACGCAATGATGGTGACTGGGGCGGTTGAGGCGAGGAAGCCGATTAAGGCGTTGTTGATTTTGCCTAAGCCGATTCGGGAGATTGTGGAAAATACAATTCGTCGCATCCAGGATGGTTTGAAGTCTGCGCGGATGTATTGGAAACTTAGTGGTGATAGCGACAAAATGAATCAGGTTCTTCGTGTGAAGGACATGATGGATTCTGTGCGTCGTCAATTCCGCGAGGCTGAATGGCAGAAAGCTCAGGCGATGGAGTTCTTGAATGTCGATCCGGCTGGCTTGCTGGATAGGATGGATAATGCTCAGTTTGCGAGAAGCATTTACGGAGCTGATACGATCAAGTCCAAAGTTGGCGGCTTTTTCAATAACGCAGTTCAAGGATTGTCGGATTTCATGGCGACGTATAAGTCGTTCCAGGAACCTGGACTAAAACTGCTTCATGCTGAAAGGTCTATTAAAGGACAAGTTGCTGAATCTTTGACACCGATTTTCGGACATCAGGGTGCCACGGGGAATATCGTAGTGGATAAATCCATGCCTTGGTTCAAGCTGGCTAATAGTAAGCCCTTGTATGAATTAGTCAAGAAGATCAATCTCGAAGCACAGGATTCTAATCAGAGCGTGATTGTTCAAAATCAGGATGGGACGATCAGCTTTAACTGGGCCGCAATGACTCCAGAATCGCGTGCTACTGTTAAACTACATACTCCAGAAAATCAGAAAGCAATGGCACAGTTTTTGATTCAGAAAGAGCAGTCGACTAAGATTACTCAAAGGGATAACGTCCTTCATGAGGAAGCTAGTGCTAGAGGTATGATGGCAAATTTACTGTTAAAAGTGAAAAGCTTCAACGACAAAGCTACGCCTGAAATCCGCTTTCAAGATGCTCGTGTTGTTTCCGGTCAGATATTTGATGCAATTAAATCAGGGGATCAAGCTGCGCTGCAGAGTGTTGTGAGCAAGTTTTCTAACCCTTCCGAAGCGCAGAAGGTGATCACTATTGCTCAAGAAAAAGCTAAGAAGCTCGACGAGTTGACTAAGTTCTACGCTGATCGTCCAAACTTCCAGAGTCTTCGTAGGTTTAAGCCGATTCTCCAGCGGTATATTAATCCTAACGGAGATAAGGTCATGCTGGACTTTAACAAGGCGGAAGAAGCTTCTGCCAAGAGAAAAGAGCTTGAGGCTAAAGGATGGAAAGTAGAGGGTGATCCGATTATTCGTGATTTGTCTAAGCATAAGGATGAGATGACTTTAGACTCAAAAATTGTGGAGCTTTTGGATACCAAAGAGCAAAAGCTAAAAGACACAATTGCATCATTGGATATTGATCCTGAAGATCGGCAGGCTCTGATGGAGGAAAGCTCTTTCCTAGCTGACGTGCTACGGGAATCTAAGAGTAACGACATTTATCTTCCTGGAGTTAAGCGTAGAGTCTCCGGTGGTCCAGAGCACTTGGACATGCTTGAGCAGCATCTTACTTATACTCAAGCCGCGCATAAGGCAGGATATATGAAAGCCTTAGGACAAGAAATCCGATATTTCATGAACAGCCCAGAGCTTGTTAATCAAGTTCGGGAGAAGCAGCAGTTTCTTGAGTTCTACAACCAAGCCAAAACACCTGATCTAAAGTTCTGGAGAATGGTAAACAAAGCCAATGCAGTATGGCATATTGGCTGGAATCTTCCTGGGCACTTGGCTGAACTTTTCCAACCAATTCAAACTCATATTCATGAGGCTGTCGCTCAAGGGCATTCAATGCTTACAGCGCTTAGAGCTACTGTTGGTGCAGAGAAATCTGCTATGGCGGCGGTGGGTAAAATGATAAAATCCAAGATTGGTTATCAAGACTCCGAAGCCATCTGGGAACATTGGAGCGATAAAGATGAGGCAGATATGCTTAAAACCAACTGGCCTCGGAATCTTCAACAACCGCTTCAGGAAGTGTATCAGCAAGTAGGTGTGAATCAAGAAACCCTCCGCGCCATTGTTGAAGACCGTGAAATGCCTTCTCCGTCAAAGATGTTGACCAAGGCGGCGAATATGTATAGCAACGCCGCGATGGGAGTTTACTCGGTGTTTACTCAGCACAACGCGCTAGTGGGATTGTTGACTGGATATAGGCTTGCAAAGAAGAAAGGTCTGAGTCACGCTGAGGCTGTGAAACAGGCTGAGCTTTTCGAGCTTGCAGTGAATAACTCGGCTGGGAGACTGGAAAGGCCAGCGTATTTTAATAAGCTTGGTGGTGCTGGATACATGGTCTATGCACTGTCGAGTTATGTGCGTGGGCGGTTTAGCCAGCTTGCGAGGTATTATCGCCACGGGTTTGATAAGGTTAATTTTCCAGAGTTAAACCAGCAGGATCGTCGCGCTGCAAGACAGGCGTTTGCGTCGATGATTGCAGGGCAGTTAGCTGCGGCTGGGATTCTTGGTTTCCCCTTTGTGGGAGCTGGGATCGCGCTGATGGAAGATTTGACGGGCGATGAGATTAAAGGTAATGGGTTAAAAGCTCTGAATGAGATTACAGACGACCCATTGCTAACGCAGGCTATAAGCTATGGAGTGTTCTCCTCGATGGCTGAAAGTTTGGGTATTCCTGCGGATTTGCACTCAAGGTTCGCGCTTGGCGGGTTTATGGGGATCAACTCGTATGACGGTGTCAGCGCGGCGAGTGTACTTGGGCCAACTGCGAGCATGGTGAATTCGATGTGGAAGATGGGTAAGACCTTGACTCAGGAGCATGACCTTAATGCTGCGTTCAGAGCTGGAGGCCCTGGTGGAATTAAGCGTATGGCTGAGGCTTTGAGTGAAGACTTCCAAGGGCAGAATCCAGATGTAAACTTGCCTATGGCTATGGCAGGGTTTAGGTCTGGAAAGATGTTCAAGGCGAAGGAGATGGAAAGGATCATTAGTAAGACTAACGAAGCCGCACAGAGAGATATGCAGGTGGCGGCTAAACGTGTGGAGGAAAGCTTGCTCCTTGGGCCGCAGGTTGCGCAGGCAACATTGATGCGCGAGGCGAGCCAGCTGATTGATCAGAAGCTGGAAGGCAGGGGGAGACAGCTTGCGCTGAGGGATATGATGAATAATCTGCGGCAGAGAATCGCTTTGCAAGAAGTGAAAAAGCAAATGCCGTCTGACTTACGTGGTAAAGCCACGGGTCAAACGGCATCGAGGATTTCAGAGATTGCAAATGCGGTGGGATATCAACCGCCGCCTGCTGGAACTATGGAGCAGGAGCAGATCATGCGCCATGTTTATTCGCAGCTAGGTGGCGTCCGCTCTCCACAAAGTATGTTGACGGCGAGGAGGAGACAAAGCGCTTTGGAGATGAATCCGATAGGGTTTTATTAAAGTGTGTCTATTATTAGTAGCCATGTGCTTGTCGTTAGTGGGGTTGACCAGCCAAAAACTTCATGAACTCTTCGTAGCGTTCTGAGGTAGTCACACCTTTAAGTGTCCCTGGTAATCCTGGCATTTTGCCGGTTACAAGAACCAACTCACCAATGGAGTCCATCTGTTTCAGGATGGACTCTAATTGTGTCTGCTCGGCTTGGTTGAGAAAATGAGCATAGACGCGTTTGAGTGTGACGAAGTATGGTGGACGGGAGGAGATTTGGTCAATGAAGACTCTAATGCCAGCCATAGTGGAGGCGTGAGGATTTTTGCCTACGCCAGCAAAGATCATAGAAACGTGACTTTGGGCTTTGTCAATGAGGGATTTAGCGTGTAGGATTTTGTCTTCTCCAATTACAAGTTCGTCACTTTCAGAGAGTTGGAGTAGCATGGCGATTTTGATCAGGAAATTGCCATATGATTGCATAAAATTTACCAGCGCCGCGGAGGGAGCCTCTTGCTTAGCGTGGTGGTTTTTGATATATGCGTCTCGGTAGGCGGCTTCTCCAGCTGGGGAGAATTGGAAGCACCCGGAGAGACGTTGGATTTCTTGACCACGTTGGATGCAGCGATCCTGCGCACGCTTTTGTTCGGGTGTAAACACAGGGATCGGCACAGGATCGCCGTCTTTGTTGGAATAGATATAGATCGTTCTACGTGAAAAGCCACCGCTTAATGAGCCGTCGTTGATGAGGGCTTTGGTGATGTCTGTTGTCATGCAACCTAAGAGATTGATATACGGATACGGCATTTCCACATGTCCACGAGCGATAGTAGCTGCTTTGAATGACGGACGCGGGAGGTATATTTCTGTGAGAATCTGAATCCATGCCATAGGGTCGCCACCTACGGAGACTAGGTTTACAAATTCATCAGACCATAGACAGCACTTAGTATAATAACGAGCACTGCCATTGTGATCAAAAACCATTTTACACGGTGAGTCTTTCTTTGAAAGGAAATCAATAAAGGCTTCCTTGCTAGACGAGTCTGGCGCAATTGGAATTTTGTGTTTGTTTGTATGTATTTTGCGGAGTAGGTCGCGAGAGATATCTTTGGCGGTGGATTTCTTGATTCCTGGTGGTCCGACGAGTAGGACATAGAGATTGGGTTGAATGTTTCCAGCGCCACCCATGTCCATCCAAAGGTTCGGGCCACAGCATGCGGCGAGAGTTGTGAGCCCTGACCAAAGGTGGAACTCTGGAGGGGCCTCGTTACCAGAGGAATATTCTGCGTAGTCGGTGAGGAAGCTCATTCGAGTATGGCTAAAATTGTAGGTTTAAGCGGGACTCCGGTATCTGAATACGTTTCAAATTTAATCTTAGCCCAAAGACCAACTGGAGAATTGTCAATGTAGTATTCAAGTTCGTCTTCGGAAAGCCCAGAGCCGACGGAGAATGTATTAGTTGATCCCTCGATTTCGCAGATTACCTGGAATCCTCGCTCGCCCTTTTTACCCTCAGTAAGCTTGAAGTCAATAACGCGAAACTCTTTATCAAGCCATTCTTTGCGCTTGAGCAGACACTTCCATCGGTTTTCTCTGTTGCCGCAGTTTTCGCGTAAGCCATACATATGACCCAAGCTGCGATACATAAGACCCTCATACCCACGACGAAGATAGTCTCGATAGAGAGGCTCGGTTAAATCCATTGACCCATATAGGTGGGTTGGGACTACTTTGATATGAGTGAGGTTGTTGAAGGCGATAAGGGTTCTTATTGCTTCGAGTTGCTCAGCGCGGTAGGAGAAGTCTTTGGCGGCGTGTTCACAGTCGAGGATGTCGAAGATATGGTATTCGATTGTGGGGGTGATAGATGTGGGTTCACCGCGGTTGACTGCTACAGCTTGGTTGATTTTTTGGAGGGAGAGCCCGTGGCGGTAGAGTTCTCCGTCGGTGATGAAATGGGGAAAGCGGTTGAATATGGGTTGGATTTGATCGTGAAGATGTTGGAGAACTTTGTTGTTCCAAAGGTGCTCATCACGAGATTGAAACACAGTCCCGTTGCAAAGAGCGCGAACGCCATTGAGCTTGGGTTGGACGTAAAAAGGCGTGGAAAGGGTGTGTCCGTATTGTTGGACTTTAAATGCCAGCATCGGTTTCATCGGTGAGCTCACTCCTTTCTGGTTCGGTGGTTGTGAGTTCATCTGGTTCTTCGGTGGTGTCGACCTCCGCGCGGGAGGGCAGGCGCTTGATAGTGCACCAGTAGATAGGGAATTTCATATCGAAGCGTTCGCGCTGAACGAAGCCGGCTGCGATTGAATAGGTGAGGTTCCAAGAGTCACACCAAGTGGAGAGGAGTTCTTCACTTCCCCAGATCATGGGGATGTATTTGGATTCGATGATGACCTCGCGGTCGGAGTCGAGGTCGATGAGGACTTGGGCTTTGAGATTGGGAGAGGAGGGTGGTTTCATGGGAAGACGTGGGACCAGGTGGTAGTGGGTTTTTGTTCGTTGGTTTTGCTAGTTTCTAGGGATTCCAGGAGAAAGGAAACGATGGGATCAGCAGCGTAGCGAGCTGCGATTGTAGAACGCCATACTTTGAAATCGAAGTTTTTTATTAGGGTTAGGTCGGCGTTGATAGAGGCTTTGATTTCTTTGGCTTGCTCGGGAGTGACTGTAATTGTGCTATTATTGAAAATGCTTATGTGTCCAGGAAAGAAGGTAGGCGTTGGCATATTAGTTGGGTTTGAGGTTAGATTTCTCCAATTCGGTTGTCTTCACCAGTGTGATACCAAGAGTGCCCGTAACCACCGTCGTAGGGGATTACGATGTTTTCGTTGGCTACTGTGATTCGGTTATCGAAGTAGGAGGCGATTTTGTTGCAGGCCCATTCGGCGAGTTCGATGGGGAATTGACCGCAAAGGGCGTCGTGGACAGAGTGGATGGGTTCTATGATGAGGGAGTTGTTGGCACGACGGTTTTCAGGGTCTTGCCATAGGCGTTGCATGGCGAGGTTAGTGACATAGGTGGTATTGGCTTGGGGTTCATGGGCAAGTGCTGTGCGAATGGTTGTGCCGTCTTCTGGGCGACCAAAAAATTTACGCACGTGACCGGAAGCGCATGGGAGCGAGCGGCCGTTTTTGAGTTGGTGTTTGACATAATCTTGATAAGCTCGAACACCGTGATAGCGTTCGAAGTAAAGGGCTTGGACGATCTTGCATTCCTGTGGAGGAACGTGCATGAGGGAGAAGCCTTCACTATGGGTGAAGTTCTTTTCAAGTAGGTTTTCAGACATGCGCACTGGTTGCATGTCGTAGTTGGAGCCGTGTTGCACGACTTTGCAAACACCGTAGAGGGTATCTGGAATTTTGGTGGATTTAATTAAAGCTTTGATTTCATCGCGGGAAAGTTTGTTGATGGATTTGGAAACGTGTGGGAGTTTACCTTCACGCTGAAGTTGCATGAGGGCAAGTACTTTGGCGGGCTTGATCTTAGCGTAGTAGTCCTCGATCATGGTGGAGTCGCCAAGCGCCGCGCAGTGAGCGGCTACTGTCCAACCGTCTGCACCTTCGAGGTCGCATTGGAAGAAGTATTTTCCTTCGTCAGCGAGATAGAATTTGCGGTTCTCTTTAGAGATGGTTTGAAGGTTAGTGCCGGAGCCTGTAGTGGATTGTGCGCAGGACAAGCGGCCAGTGTCAGCACCGACAGGATTGTAAGAACAGCGGATGCGACCGTCGGGATCGCGGTAGACTTCAAGTTGTTTGGCCTTGCCTTCGATCTTTTTCCAGGATAGAAGATTGATGAGAAATGGATGGGCGCGGGTTCCTTGAGAGACAACGAGTTTAAGCAGAGCTCCTTTGTCAGCGGTGAGAGTTGAGGTCTTTCTGCCGGCTTCTTTTTTGAATTGCTTTTCAAAACCGAACTCGTGGTAAAGCGTTTTGATAAGTTGTGGTGCGGAGTTGAGGTTGACAGGGGCGGAGGTGTGAAGGTTGCAAGCGTCTTGGAGTTCGTTTTGTTGGGAGCGCAGCTCTGCGAGTCGGTGGTTAGAGCCCTCAATGTCGTAGCGGAAACCACGAAGGGACATGTATTGTAGGGGTTCGATGAGGGAGACGTTGAAGTCATAATGTTTGCGTTGGGCAGAATCCATTGCGCGCATGTGGGCTTGATGGATTTCTAGGGTAACCGCGGCATCCTTGCAGCAGTAACGATAGTGTGTGTCTTTGTCGTCAACGGTGCGCTCGAATTTGTAGTAGGGTTCTTCTGTCCAGATAGATGCTTGAGTGCCAAGACCTTTGGGGAGTTCTGGATAGATTTCCCACCCAGAAAACATGGTATCGTGGGCGATGTTATTGATGGGACAGCGGAAGTGCCAGGCTAGAGCGGTGTAGTCGTAGAGTCCGTTCTGGAGGACCTTTGGGATGCTGCTGTCTCCCAGGACTTCTGCAAGTCTGTGTAAGACACGTTGCAAAGTGCTGACGTCATATAACTCGAAGGGGATGATGAAAGCACTGCTGGGGTCGATTGAGATTGAGCAGCACGTGATGCCATTTCTAAATTTATACTCAACTTTGGCAGCACGCTCATTAGGTATTCCACCTTCGATGTCCAATGAGACAAGGGGTTTAGTAATAAGAATTTGGTCCAGCCTAGCAATGATCTCGTTTGGTGATAAGTTGATTTCCAACTTTCTCTGCGGGAGACGTAGTTCAGGGAACTTACTCTGAGCCACAGCGCGGTTGAGATCGTGCATAAAAAGTGGCATGTCATCATAAGATTGGAAGAGGTAGGTGGGATGGAAGGTGGCGACGCATTTGTATTTATCGTTGAAACCAGAGAAGATGGAACCTCGGAAAGAGTTGAGGGAGTGATGGATGCCTGCCGCTTTGAGGGCAAGGTCGCCAAGAAGAAGTACGCAGTTGGGTTGGAACTGAGCTAGGTCTTGGCGGAGTTGTGCTAAACCGTCCTGAATATCTGGGCCGTCGAACATGAAGAACGAGGACTGACCACCGCCAGAAGGAGGTTGCGAGCGACAGATGTTAGAGACAAAGCAGTTGGCTCGCATGATGCCAGCACGCGCTAGGGCTTTCTCAAGATACATGAGGTTTGGCCCCGCGAAGGGACGAGAGGAAGAAGTCTCATGGCTTCGTGGGAAGTCGCCTACAATGGCGAGACGGTGCTCAGATGGAATGGAAGGGAATTCAGCGGAGATCATTAGTGCTTAGAGATGATAGTTGCGTAAAAATAAGGATCGACATTTATAATAGGTATACCACTCTCTTGTGCCCATTCGAGTTCTTGCTGAACTCCAGCCGACCCTTCCCAGCCGTCTAATTCTAAGACCGCTAAGCAACTTGCTAACTGTAACATATGCTTGTTTTGTCGCTCCCAAAATTTCGCACTCGTAGGAAGCGCGAATCGTTTAGCGGCTTCGTGCCAGTGCACTACGGGTGAATACACCGGTAGTCCCAAACTGGCATAATGAACGACGAATTTCATCGCGGTTAAGTAACGTTCTTCACGCAGGTCAGCGCTTGGATGTGAGTAGGGAGAAGCTAGATAAATCATATTAGCAGAACTCTACGTTTTTACCTTGGATTTGTGTGTAGACTTGTTTGATACTTTCTACCGCTTGAACGTAGTGGACTTGTTTCTTCTCGGTGCCAATGACACGCGCGCCTTTAAGGATAGCGCTGCGAACAATAGACCCACCGCCCATGTATGGATCGTAGATTGTAGTGCCTGGAGAGAGGAGAGGTTTCCAAACCATTTCAGACAACCACTCATGAGGCTTAGCAAATGGATGAGCCTGGCACATGCGGTCGATTGTGGAGTCGCATTCCATATGACATTTAGTCATAGGCGTGCGAAGGTTTGCTTTGCCCTTACGCATGACCATGACAGGCTCAATGGACTTTGTCCAGTTAGCATGAGGAGCATTGTTCTTGCAGCCGTGTGGCTTAGCCCAGATGAGGGGCCAATCTTGAACTTTAAACCCAGCGGCGTTGCCCCAGTCGCGCATCTTTTCCCAATGTTGGAAGGCGCAGAAGAAGATTAAGAATCCATCAGCTTTGAGAACTCGGTAAGCGCCCTCGATAAAACGCGGAAGCTGATCTAGGTTTTCCTCAACCTCGTGCTCATCGGCTGTAGAGTCAAGGTTTTGTATGCCCTCGAGGTTAGCCATGTCGATTGCGTAGGGAGGATCGGTGACGATGTGGTCGATGGAGAAGGGTTTCAATTCATTTGCCATGAAGTCGTGGCAGTTGGCGTGGAACAGCATCGTGGAAATCGGAATCCTAGAGACCAGATTTGCAGGAAGATGGTCTTTCTTCTTGGGGGCCTCAACTGGAGTAGAACCTGGAGTTCCTAGAGTGATGTTGATTATGCCTGAGGCTGCTGGTTTTGCGGTGGGTTTTACTTTGAACGCGTCTTGTTGAATCTGCGCGAGGGAAGTAACGACCGCGGCTTCACGGCGCTTAAGAAGAAGCTCACGTCCCGCCATTGCGGTATCGCATTCCCAGAGTTCGCGGTCTCCGCGGATGAGTTCCTTGGCAAAGAGAATGGCTTGCGCGACGGAAGCGTGAGAGATTTTGAAAAGAGACCCCGTAGCACGGGTGCTCCACTCACCGTATTTAGCTTCAGCGGCGGTATGGATTTTGAAAATACCAACAGCTTTTTCCTGCCACGTTAGCGGGGAACGTTGATCGTTGGCTTCCATCTCCATGACGAGTTTGGTAGCGTCGTCGATGTTGACGGCTACGACGGTAGGAACATCAGTCTCGCCGAGGAGTTTATACGCTTCGAGACGTGTGCCACCGTCGATGAGATTGTTGTTTTCGTCAATAAGAAGTGGTTGCAGGGGTCCGATTTCCTGAAGCGATTTCATCTTAGCCTCAACGGCTGCTTGGAAATTTGCATCACGGCGGCGTAGGCGCTCTCCGACGATGATGGAAGAAATGGGTGTGTATCCGATGTTTTCGAGACGAGAGATCATAAAGAGAAAAGAAAAAATTAGGTGCCCCGAGTATAAAGCCCTCGGGGCGGAGGCTGGTTACTTACACTTCGTCGAAATCCAGCTTGCGTGCGATCTCCTTATTCAAGGAGGCAAGATTTTGTTCGAGTCCTTTGCGCGCGAGTTTGAGATTGTGAATGAGGTTTTCGTAATGTTCGAGTTCGTTCTCATTCTCTTCTATCATGCGAAGGATGTCCTTACGCTCGTTGTAGATTGTGCGTTCCTTCTGGATATCAGCCCTGAATTTATCGATCAGTTCGTTGACTTCATCCACAGGGATGGACTTGCGAGGTTTGATTTCTTGACCCGCAGCAAGATGGATTTGGTGTGCTTTCTTTTTAGCCATAAAAAAAAGCATACTTTACACGGTATGCCAGCGTGGGTTAGTTGTTATTCAGAAGGAAGGTTGGCCTTGAACCCAGAAATTTGGGAACGGATGCCAAAGTCATCACCGCCTTCGCCGTCCTTTTTCTTCGGAGGGTTGTTGTTGGTGGTGGCGATGACATACTTGCCAGGCAGTTCCGCGATATAGACGTTATTGAAACGCGGAACCTCCGGAGCGGTGTCACCCTTAGCCACGAGGCCAGCAACGGCCACTTGGAACAAAGTGAGCTTTTTGATAAACATATCCTTGTTCGGACCTTCACCGTATTCAGTGCCCGGAACGGGAACCTGAAGATAGGAGGTGAGCTTAAACCCAGGAGCGACCTTTTTGCCGGAAGGGTCTTCGGTTTCGTCAACGGTTTCGACGTTGATTTTGAGGTTCCAAGAATCAGGAGTGTTCTTGGATTTGACGAGTTCTGCGTTAGTGATCTTGACCAGGTGGTTACCTGGGGCAATCAGCGGCATGGAGATATCGGCTCCAGAGAAGTCGAGATCGAGAGGGAGGTTAGTGTTGTCGGACATAGCGTGTTGTTTGTTTTGTTTGTTTTGTTTGTTTTTCAAGAAGCCACACTTGTGGCGAGAAATTTATTCTGCATTTCGTCTGATTGCATGGTGTTAGTTTGGTTAATTACCCGGTAGCCACGGATCAGTAGTAACCGACTGGAAAGCATCAGGTTGATTTACTTCCGGAGCTATGGGTAAAGGGCTTTGACCGAGGTATCCTTCGTCAACTTGGGAGGAGACTTGGCCCCAAGGAAGGACGGTGAGGACTGGGATGGATTCGGATTGGAGAATGTCGAGGATTTCGTCGGCGTATTCCTGGAGGGAGGAAGTATCGGGGAGATTGAGGGTGACTAGGAGGGTGCGTTTCATTTTCCAAGGAGTTTAGAGATGATGGCATTTGCGTCGGCGTTGATATAAGCGCCGATCTGGCCGGCGGATTTAAGGCCGAGCGCTTCAGAACGTGCGTCGCCGACGGTGCGAACTTTATATTCAGCTTTGAGGGAGGCGTCTGCGCCGGAGGCTTTGACCTCAGTTTGCCAGACTTCTTCGAAGAGGCCGGAGATAATGTTGCCCATCTGGCCTGGGCAGGCGATGAAGTTGAGGATGAGTTTGGAAAGCTCGTCTTTATCGGAGGTGATATGGCCGATGAAGACGATGCGTTTGGAGGAGGCTTTGAGAGTGAAGATGAGTTGCTTGAGGATAGAAGCGAAGACACCCCAGTCTTGGATTCGGAGAGGATCGTCTTGAGTTTTCTTGCCGTCGCCAAAGCGGGGAGCATTGGTGCCGGTGGCGGTGGCGCGGATTTTATCGAAGATGAAGTCGATGAGGGTGGTGAGGGAGTCAATGATGATGGTCTCGATTTCAGGGTCGGCGAGGGCTTCATTGAGAAGTTCTTGCACGCGGTCCATGCGGATTTGACGTGGGAGAGCAACGCCGAGTTTGTCGATGAGGGGAGTGTCGTATTTGAACCAAGGGGTGGTGCCGGTTTTGTTGGAAAGGTAGCGAACTGGGCCTTTCATGTTTTCGTCACAGTCGAGGACGAAAGGTTTGGGGAACTGGAGGGCGAGAGTAGTTTTGCCGGAACCTGGGCGACCGAGGATGAGGATGGATTTGGGGAGAGAAGGGACGAAGTCGGAGGAGGATTTCATTGGATGGTGTGGTTGATTAGAGTGCGATGGAGGAGTTCGAGGCGCTGTTTGGCGGCGACAGGGTTGGTGGAAAGGAGGGCTATAGACTTGGCGAGTTCATCTTGGATGGGTCCATAGAGGCGGTTGAAGATCGCACGGGAGAGCTTGGGTTTGTTAGGGGTGGGAGAGAGGGAGCCTTCGGAATGTTGCTGGACGAGGACTGCGGTGTGCTGGTAGGCGGGGTTGGTGTCGGTTCCGCGCCGGAGAGTAGAGAAGGCTATGGCGGGAAGGTGGGAGGTGATCATGTTCCTGGTTTCCAGGTGTTGTCGGAATACATTCCTGAATTCAGGATCATAGCCCTTTGGCTAGACGGTGCGGAACATACGTCGAGATAGGGGCATGCACCGTATTTTCCTGCGCACCAATTGGTCTTCTTGGGAAAGTTCTTTGATGCGAGGTTATGAAGTAGTTCTCCGATGAGGGCGAGGAGGTCTTGTTTCCACTCGGTGCACTGTTCGGGGGAGTAGTCGTAGGGTCGGCGGTAGGATTCATATGAGATTCCGGTTCGAGTTGGAGGGCGGCAGATGACGGAGTTGAGAAGGAAGCCTTTGATGGTGAGATCAGGAAACGCAGCTCGCATAGCAGTGACATATCCGATCGGTTGCATAGAAACGGCATAGGAGTCGAAGAGTGCGTTGGTTTTTATGGAAGAGGTTTTGTGGTCGCAGACGCGGAGGGTTTCTCCGTCACCCATGAGCATGAGAGCGTCGATGATACCAGACCATTCGATACGGCAGGGGATGAATTCCGTAGTATCATAGTCGCGCTCGCGAGAGGCGTCATTAGTAAGCTTACCAAAACCCCAAGAGGAGAAGATGCTAGCTTCAACGTCTGTCATTCCAACTGGCATGTTGAAGGTGAACTCGATAAGGGGTTTGCCTTCGTGAACAAAGGGAGTAAGGCTTTCGTTGAAATACTGGTTGGCATAATGAACAAAGGTCGAGAAGCAGAAGTCCGCCGTGCGGTAGTCGTCGATAGCGTTAGGAGGGTATTTAGCATATTCGGCTTGAATTGCGCGTCCTCCAAGTTCGAGGATGGATTCAAGAGAATCGGAAGCGTTGCGCTTATAGTAGCACTCAAGCGCCGCGTGAAAGGCCGCGCCGAAGATGAGGGCGGATTTGGTGTGCGTGGTGCGGGAGTGGACAAGTTTATATTCTGCGCTGCGATTGCAGGCGAGGAGAGATTCCAAAGAGGACCAGTCCATTGTGAGGACTAGAGGACAGGAAGGGTTGTCGGTCCAGTGGAAGAGCTTGCGGATAGGGAGGGAGGCTGGAGCGGAAGTGTCTTCGGAGGAGGGGCCGAGAAGAAAGTCCATCGCAGAGCCAGCGAGATTGAGGTCGAGGGACGGGAGTGGGGTGCTCATGAGGTCCAAAGGTTGAGGGTTCGGCGCGTTGGGAGGCGGTGGGGTTTTACTATTCTTCATAGGTATTGGTTAGTCGCGCGGTTGCTGGACTGGTTTACAGGCGCTCGATGCCCTCCATGCTTTCGAGCATCACGCACGGCACGTTGAGCGGGTGATTCTCGGTTTGGTCGAGCGGCTTGAGTCCGTAGCTGCTCTCCTGGTGCAGGGCTCCGAGGTTGTGAGAGATTACTTTCCACAGCCGGAAACCTCCTGCGGTTGGGTAGTTTTTCATTCTGAGTGTGTCGCCGATTTGGAAGTGCGTTGTCATTGTGTCCGTTCTTGGTGTTGTGGTATTGGTTATCATGGGTAAATTCGTTCGTCGCGTTTTGTGGCTTCGGTATGTAAATGCCAAAGAACATAGAGTTAAGATTCCCAAAGGTTAAGGGTTCGGAGGAAGGCTTCGGCGCGTTGGGAGGCGGTGGCAAAACATGATGTAAGCCACCTATCATGAGAATCTTCTAAGTAATTAATGTAATTAGTTACCAATTCACCCGCGTTTGGATGGTTCATTAGCACCTTCTCCGCCTCGTGCATGGCGTTGAGGTCGTTGAGGTAGTCGGGGACATTTCCGCGTCTGTCTTCGTTGGTGTTAAATCCGACAACCTGAGTCGGGCGGCACTTCATACTAGGAAGAATTTCGATGCGCGTCCATCCACACGCTTCCGCAATCGCGATTCGTTGTTCTTCCGGGCTCATATCAAACCTCCAAGAAGTGTTGATTTATCTGAGCCTTTTCCTTTGTTCTTAACTCCAGTGGATTTCTCTACTTTCTTATGTCCGGGATTAGCGCGGGCAGAGTGCAAGCCGCGGAGGTAGGCAGCTTGATCTTCAGGAGACATAGACTTGTAATCCATCGCAAGGAGCTCGTCGAAGGGGACTCCATAGTAAACACGATCACTGAACGACTCGGGGCGTTCTGAGTTCGGGAGTGACGTTGCCGGCTTCGTCGATGGTGAATTTGATTCTTGAGTCTTTTGTTCCTGGGACATATTGGTTGAGTAGGGTGAGAAGAATTTGTTCGTTTTTGTGGAAGGCGTTGGCTTGTGCTTTGAGACCGAGAGAGTTTACATGAAGAAGGAAACCGCGAAAGAGATGCGCGAGGATGGAGTCTAATACGCCTTTTCTAGGGAAGTAAGAGCGAAGTTCCAAGAGATCGTTCTCTTCAATAAAGACATAGGCTCGGCTTTTGTTTTCGTGAGGGACTTCGTGGTAAGGTGATTCCAGAGATTCAACTGGAACTAGATGTGCGAGGGGCGAAGGAGGGGTCATATAATGGTGTAGTGGTTTTCATGAATGGAGTCTGCAACTTCGGTATTGGAGTAGGGCCAGTTGGCCTTTAGTTCGTGGATAGGAAGTGCTGTGTGGATTTTGATTGGGAAGGGGATGTGGTCGTAATTCTTGAGAAGGAACAAAGCCTTTAGGACCTCGGGATCGTCGGTTGTGATTTCAGGAAGTTCGAAGGCAGCAACAGGGACAATGGGAACTCGTGTGCGCCGTGGAAGTCCGACGTAGAGGGAGGTTTTGGAATCTGCAACAAAGGTGTATTGCTGGAGGATTTTGAAAGCCTGCTGGCGGGAGATGGAAGAGGGCCAGAGGGGGTTGAGAACGAAGTTGCGCAAGGCTCTACGAAGGCGCTGGCGCAGAGCGGTAGCACCACCGGAGGGGATGGAGAAAACCACAGGTTCTGGATACGCGTTGCAGAGTTCTAGAATGCGGTGTTCTTCAGTTTGGAATTCGATTTCTTCAGGGGTGGTGTCCATAGGAAGGAAAGAATGTTGGTGCCAGCCGCAACAGAGGACCGTCCGAAACGGCTGGCACCGCCTAATACCGGATGCTTTCTTTTGCACATTAGCACAGGAGAAGCATTGCCGGAAAGGGTTGTGGGTAATTAGTTCTTACCAATTTCATTACTATTCTCGTCGATGAGAGGATCGTAGGCAGGTTCTTCGGGGAAGGTCTCGGTGTCAATTTCGTCTT